GCCGCATCGGGCAGCAAAATGGAATTGACGACGACGCCGCCGGAAACGACCTGGATGTTCATGGGGACCTCAAGCGTACTCATCGATTCGGACGAGGCCCGGCGAGCCGGCGTTGCCGGTCTGCGCCGCCTGGCCGCTAAGCAAGTTGCAGGGGCCGGACGCGCCCGCGCCGTAGCCGGAGCCGTTCACGCCGGCGCCGCCGCCCTGCTGGGCAGCGCCACCCGCGCCGTAGGGACTGCTGCCGCCACTGCCGTTGAAACAGAACCCGGACGCGGAAACGGCTTGACCACAGTTTCCAGGCATTCCGGGAGTCGAAAGGATGTTTCCGCCGATACCGGCCGAGCCCCCGACTGGCGTCTGAATCCACGCCGCCGACGCGGGGCCAGCCAGACCGCCAGGACCGCCGGGCGCGGTGATCCCCGCGCCGATGCTGGTCGTTCCTCCTGCACCGCCATTGCCGCCCGCGCCCGCCGCGCCGGCCGCGCCGCCCGCGCCTATCGTGATGGCCGCACCCGCGATTGACGCAACGGAGACGCGCGCCAAGGTCAGCGTTCCCGCGCAGCCCGACCCCCCAATGGCGACCGTCGAGCTGGATGTGACCTGCGTCCCGCCCGAGCCGCCGCCGCCGCCGAGCGCCGTAGCCAACGCCGTCACCGCGCCTGGCGTCTGTGTGTAAGTTCCCGACGAATAGAAGAATTGGGTGTTGATCCAGCGGCCGGTGAGGAAGCCAGTCGGCGGCGTCGAGATCAGCCGCCACGACGCGCCCGTGTATTGGAACATCGCGACGCCGACGCTCGACAGTTCGCCGCCGACAAACGAAGTGCCGTCGGAGAGCTTGCAGGCGATGTTGCCGTGGCCGTCTACGTTGAGCGTCGTCGGGCCGGTGTTGTTGGCGGGGGGAATGCCCGCCACGATCATGCCCGGCGTCAGCGCCGGCGAGACCGGCGACAGCGTCGCCGTCAGCGCGTTGGCCGTGCCGCCGAAGGTGGTCCAGTTCTGCGCGCCCGACTGGATCGCCTGGCCGAGCAGGTCATCGTTGCCATTGGCGAGCGGAATGCCGCTCAGCCGCATCGGACGGCGAAGCTGCTGCAATATCCAGTTGAGCTCTTCAGCCTCGATCGGCGTGCCGGTGCCCGGCACGCCGCCCACGCAATTGCCGAAGAATGTGTCGGTGGCGAACGGCGCGGAACAATTGGCCGTCACCGTCGGATCGGTGGCCGGCAACGCACGCGCCGCGCCGGCGGCGCCAGGGCCGAGAAGGTCGATGGTCATAGGTTCTCCGGGGGACGGCAGTCGGCAGGTCGGCAGTCGGCAGTCGGGAAAAAGGGCTAAGGCGGTCAGGAGAACCCGACTGCCGACTGCTCAGCGATTTGCTTGCAAATCGCGGGACTTCCGACTGCCGCGCCTTCAATCCATCACGTACACAAGCTCCACTTCCGCGTGGACGATGCGTTGTAGCACGCAATCGAGCGCGGAGATGTCGGGGCCGCAGCCAGGCGACATGCCGGCTTCGAGGAAGCCGGCGACGGGACCGTAGACCTGCGACGAAGCGACATAGGCCGGCGAAGCGGCGAGGCTGACGACGACGATCAGCGTGGTCGGATCATAGACCGGGCCCGGCGTCATGCCGGCTTCGATGACGCCGACCTCGAGCGCGCAGTTGGTTCCGCAGGCGATCGCCCAGCCGAGATCGGCGGCGAGCGCCTGATAATAATTGCAGGCGCAGCCGCCGAACGCGGCGACCTTGGCGCACAGATTGGGAAACGGATCGCACGGATCGGGCAGCGAATATTCGGCGAGCCACCAATCATAGGTCTCGCTCGCGGTCGCGCAGTTCCACTCGAGATAGAGCTTGCAGATATCGGCGTGGAAGGCGGCGAACATGGACGCCAGCGCGCGGAAATAGCCGTAGATGACGCCGCCGGGCTGGCGCGCCGCGCCGCCCTCGCCCCAGGCCGGCCCGCGCGGCAGTTCGTAGAGATAGGCCGTGGTGAGGTCGTCGATGTCGGGGCAGTAATCGGGGTTGGCGTAGGGCGATGTCGTCATGAGAAGGTCACCGACGGCGTCGGGATGCAGCCTTCGGAAATGGCGGTATCAGCGACCGAGACGTCGGCTCCGATGACCCCGGGCGCATCGCGCACCGCGCCCTCGATCCAATCGGCGAGCATCGAGAACGGCGAGGCGAGATAGGGCATCGAGGCGACGGCGGCATCGGAGCCGGAGACCCGCCCGTACATCTGGAACGCATCGGCGATCTCGGCGAGCACGGCGGCCTGCGCGGCCGCGGTCGATGGGCTCAGATTGCTGATGGCGACGCTGACCGGCTGCGCGACCGGAGCGGCGAACGCGACATTGGCCCCAGCCGGCGCGAGCGGCGCGATCAGATCCGCGACGAGCGCGATATGCGCGCCATCGGCGATTCCACCGGTCGAGGCGAACAATTGATCGAAGATCGGGAACACGCGCACCGTGCCCGCGCCCGCCCAGCGCCGCTCGACGAACACGCGCGTCACGCCCGTCACTTCCCCCGCCCATTGCACGTAATCTGCGGGCGCGCCGCCCTGCGGCGGGTTCGCCTTGCGAAACAGGATGCGGCCGCGATAGGTCGAGAGGTCGCGCGTTTCCGGCTCGCCATCGGGCTCGATATCGAGGCCGCCTGTCAGGCCGCTGGAATCGACCGCCGCGGTCGCGCCTGTCGCGCCGACGCCCGTAAGGCCGGAGACGATCGTCATTGGCGTATTCTCGGCCGTATTGTAGGCGAGCCCCGCGGGGCCGAGCACCGGAACCGTCAGCACGCCGGCGCTGGCGGTGGAGGCCGGCCCGGTCGCCGTATAGAGCGTGTTGTCCGCCCGCTGGATCTGGCCGCCGGCGGCCATCGCCGCCGCGCCCGACACGGTGATCAGCACATTGCCCGCGCTCGCCGCCGCGAGCTTGCGCGGCAGGTTGAGCATGTTGCCCTGAATGTCGAGGTTCTTGCCTTCCGCGAACAGAGCGAAGGCCTGGCGCGCGGCATAATCGAGATGTTGATAGCCCTGCCATTGCGCGGCCCCGATGACCTTCGCCGACGGCGCGACATTGTTGGGCCACGCCCAGGCGTTGGCGCCGGGCAAATAGGCGCGGAACGCCGCGCGCGCCGATTGCACGCACGCCAGCAGATCCGGCAGGTTCAAGCTCAGCGCCATGCTTACCCCAAAACCGGAACGGGCGGCGATTGCTTGACGCCGAAGCCGTAGACCGAGGCCTGATTCCAGATGTCGACGAACTGGCGCGAATAGATCGTCTGCCCGTTACGCCCGTAGACCTGCACAGCGAGATCGATGCGGCTGACGCCGTCGAGCGTCGCCTGCGCGTCGACCTTGGCCGCGAGTCCCTGCCGGACGATGACCGACAGCGCATCGAGCGCGAAGCTCTGCACATAGAGCGCCGTCGTCGAGGTGATCGCGGCGCGCCTCAGCAACCACAGCAGCGAGCCCATCGGCTCCTCGCCGAGATCGGCGCGCACGTCGATCGCGTCGCCCCACCAGCCCTTCGCGTCGCCATCCTCGATCAGATAGGCGAGCGGGTGGGTCGGCGGGCAATAGAGATCGGTGAACAGGCAGAGTTCGACGACCGTCTCGAGCGCCCGGATCGCCTGCAACCCGCCGATATTCTGCGTCTCGGCCGGCTGGGCGTAGCCCCAATCGGCGGTCGCGCTCGCTTCGTCCCAGATCGTGTCCCACAGCGTGACAGGCTGCGGCTGGGAGCCTTCGGCCTGGCGGAGGTTTACGGAGATGGTTGTCACTGGGCCTCGGCAGTCGGCGGGTCGGCAGTCGGCAGTCGGAGGCCGACAGTAGGCGGCTGCCGCCCCCTCCCCTGCGAAGCGGGGGAGGGATGGGGTGGGGGCGACGGGAAGGGGCGCTAACGCCTCAAACCACTTTCACCTTCGTCGCCAGATTGAGGATATCGGCATTGTTGCCGGTATCGATCGTGCCCTGTTTCGACGCCGGCACGCCCGAACCCACCGCGCCGCCGAGCGTGACGTTGCCGATCAGCTCGATTTCCGGCGCCTGCAACGTGATCTTGGCCGAATGCACGACGCGCAAATTCGCTTGCACCACCGACACCGCATCGCCGTAGGCGTCATAGATCACCATGCCGCCAGGCGGCGTGCCCGTCGGCCTGTGCTGCGGGTGCTCGACCCCCAGCGCGTGCATGCGATCGTGACCGCCGCCGAGCGCCAGCATCAGCGCCTCGGCCCCGATAAGCGGCACGCTCGAGAAGCCGAACGGCTGCGACCGCACCGCCTCGCCGATCGTCTGGCCGTCGAGCCCCGTTAGCTGCATCAGCTGCTGCGGCCCGCTGTCGTCGACCGACACGAGGATGGCGCGCAGTAGTTGGGA